AACAAGCACTATCAATTTAACAGCCACGGAGGCAGTCAACATACATAGTGATGTAAACGTAAGTGGTTCTCTGAATTCGAGACAATCAATCTCAGCAGTACAAAACGTATCTGCTGGTTTGAAACTCGGCTCACTTGCTGGTGTTGATACAACAGGACCAATCGTTTCATCAATTTCTGTATTTGCACCTATGGTATCTGATATTGGTAATTCAATGATGGGTATGCGTTTAGTATATGATTTCCACAAACATCCAACGACCAGAGGTCCAACTGGTACTCCTTTCACTTTAATGTAATATTATGAGCAGTGTATATTCAACCCTAAATTTCAGTTTTGATACTTCCAAGTTTGGAAGCGCACTTTATTTGAGTCCTCAGGCTGAGGCATATTTGAATGCCGCACCGCTGGTCATTCCAGATTGGCAGAAAAACGATATAGCCAATGGCAGCATCGTTATGTCAAATTATTATGTGAATCCGACAGCGGTGCCTTGTAATAATTTGAGTTCAAATGCAAACACAATGTTGGCATTTGCACCATTCACTGATACAGCAAATTTGTTTTCAACTGCATCGGCAGCCGCAAATAATTTAAAAGCAAATCTGAATAATTTGATTGTTGTAATTAACGAGTTCAAATTACACACAGACAACGTTTCTGGTGTATATACAATGACTTCAAATACGGACACGATTCCGTCACTTGAACATGCCACTTCCATTGGTAACCAGTTGCTTAGGATTCTGAATACAACTGATGGTGTTGCAAACACCGTTCCGTTGCTAGGAAACATGACAGGACTCTTTATTGCGAACGATATCATAAGCTATGCAACGACAATGGCTTCCAATATGGTAACATTAAACAATTCTGTGTCGGGTGGAATCAGTAATATCTCTAATTCGGCAATGAATTTGATTATTTCCGATGTGCAAACTATGAATAATTACATTTACTCTACGAGAACATCTGATTGGGCATTTTACGTACAATCAATTCAAATTCTTGAAGATTACAACAAACTGAACAAATTCGATAACATGGGAAATACACAAACGTATCTGGTGAACAATTTGATAGGTACAGAACGTTTAAAAGACAATTTAGCAAATCAATGAGAAAATTCGAAATTTTCGTTCCGGCCCTAGAATTTTTTTCGACTGGTCCTCGATTTTGAAAAAGTCGTTTTACTCCTGCAATAAATACCAAAATGGCACAGACACTTAAAAAACTTTACTCTGATTTAGATTTCTCTTTTACTAGGACACCTGGTAGAAATGATATCGCCTTGAGTTATGATGAGATGGCAGTCATTCGTTCTGTTCGTTATCTATTATTGACAAAGAACTTTGAGAGACCATTTCAATCGAATATAGGTTCAAGAATTCAAAGTCTTTTATTTGAGCCAATTGATGCACTCACAGCACAGTCTCTTAAATCTGAGATTGAAAATGTATTAGATAAATTTGAACCAAGAGTTAGTCTGGTTCAAGTTACAATTTATGAGAAACCAGATGATAATGCTTATAGTGTGACGATACAATTTTACATTGGTAATAATGTGGAACCAACAGCAATCAATTTAATCCTTGAGAGAACACGATAATGGCAACAGCTAATTCCGGTTTACAAATCACAAATCTTGACTTTGGATCAATCAAGTCAAGTTTAAAAACATTCCTAGGTCAACAAGACACACTAAAAGACTACAACTTTGATGGTTCTGCACTCTCTGTTCTCGTTGATTTACTAGCATACAATACGCAATACAACGCATACTATCTCAACATGGTAGCAAATGAAATGTTTTTGGACTCTTCAGTTCAAAGAAACTCAGTTGTTTCACATGCAAAAATGTTGAATTATATTCCAAGATCAGCAGTATCTTCAAAAGCATCTATCAAATTACAAGTTAATCAAGTTGGAACTTCTACACTAACACTACCAAAATTCACGCCATTCTTATCTGAGGCAATTGATGGTGTAAACTTTACATTCCTAACTAAAGATTCCACGACAGTAAATGTATCCGCAAATACAGCGGTGTTTAATAACTTAGAGATTGCAGAGGGTACTGCCGCATCAGCTACTTACACAGTTAATACTACATCAAATCCAAAGTTAATCTTTACAATTTCTGATGCAAACATTGACATTTCAACTCTCGTTGTTTCAGTACAAGATTCATCAGCAAGTTTGGTATTCAACACATACACACGTGCAACAGATTACATTGCATTAACACCAACTTCTAAGGTATATTTCTTACAAGAAGGTATGAATGGCTTCTATGAAATTTATTTCGGTGATGGCATTCTCGGCTCAACACTGATTGACGGCAACGTAGTAAATATCTCGTACATTTCAACTAGCGGAACATCAGCCTTTGGTGCAAATTCATTCTCGATTATGTCTTCTGTTGGTGGTTATTCAAACACGGTTATAAGTCCGATTACATCAGCATTTGCTGGTGCAGACAAAGAAACTATTTCTTCTATCAAATACACAGCACCGAAAGCATATGCGGCTCAAGGTCGTGCTGTAACTAAAGAAGATTACATCTATCTGATTCAAAACAATTCTACAAATTTACCTATTGATTCCGTTTCCGTATGGGGTGGAGAAGAAAATACACCACCAGTTTACGGACAGATTTTCTGTGCAGTTAAACCATCTGGTGGTTTGACACTCACACCATCACAAAAAGATAAATTGGTCACCGAAGTTATCAAACCAATCTCAGTACTTACAGTTATTCCAACAATCGTTGATCCAGATTATACATTCGTAAATATTACAACAAGCGTTCTATACGATCCTAAGAAAACAACATACACTGGTGGCCAAATCAAGCAGTTAGTTATTAACTCAGTCAATACATTCTCAAATGAAAATCTGAACACATTCAATTCAACATTCAAAACGCCTGTATTGATTACACAAATACAAACAGCCGATCCATCAATCGTAACAAATGAATCGACAATACGTTTACAGAAAAAGTTTTATCCTAAACTGAATGCAAAGTCAACATACTTCTTGGATTTCGGTGTCAAATTAAAAAGAAACTATTTCAATGCAGGCTTAACAAGTTCACCAGACTTTAGTGTCACAGACGTTACATCACCAAATTTTATACGTTCTGGTGTTTATTTCGAAGAAGTTCCAACTACTGTTGGTGGTGTTGCTTCAATCAACATTACAAACCAAGGTTTCGGTTACACAAAATCTCCAGTGGTAAAAATTGTTGGTGACGGAACAGGTGCTACAGCATACGCTGTCTTGGCGGCAGGTAGAATCGTAAGTATGGTTGTAACAAACCCAGGATTTAATTACACACAAGCAATTGTTCAGATAACTCCAGCAGAAGGTGATACTTCAGGTGCTTTAGGTTATGCTGATGCTGTTCTTGAAGGTTCAATCGGAACACTCAGAACATATTACTATCTCAACAACACAAAAACTATTTTGAATTCTAGTGCAGGAACTATTGACTATGTAACAGGTAAAGTTACTCTGACAGATTTTTCACCACTAAATGTGAACAATGATCTTGGTCAGTTTACAATTTCTGTTGTTCCAGATTCAACAATCGTGTCGTCTACATATAACAAGATAATTGCAGTCGATCAATATGATCCAGAAGCAATCAGTGTAACTGTTTCAGCGTTAACATAATGACTACTAATTTCGCCAATAAAACCTCATCAAAGGTACAGTTTCAGTTACCTGAATTTATCAGGTCTGATACCAATTATGAAACCTTCGTTGCTTTCATTCAGGCATACTATGAATGGCTAGAACAACAAAACATTGGTTCTGGAAAAGAAGGTGTCATTTATGGCACACAAAACTTATTGAACTACCAAGATGTGGACTTTGTTGAACAAGGTGAAACGTTCAATAAATTTATTGATTATTATATCAACGATTTTCTTCCAAACTTCCCAAAGGAAGCACTGACCGACAAGTCAAAGATGGTCAAGATTGCAAGAAGATTGTACCAAACAAAAGGAACACCAGCTTCTTATCAGTTCTTATTCCGTGCGCTATACAATTCAGATGCAGATATCTTCCTCACACGTGATGTTGTTCTTCGTGCATCTGATGGTAAATGGTATGTTTCAAAGAGTCTAAGACTCGATACAAATGATGAGCAATGGTTGTCGATTGATAATTTAAGAATTTTTGGTCTCACATCAAAATCAATTGCAACTATTGAAAGATCAACTTCAGTTAACGGTAGAATTGAAGTGTTCATTACCAATATTGAACGTCTATTCGAATCAGGTGAAAGCATTACTGTAGTTGATAACAACAATCAACCTTTGTATTTTAAAGACAGTGCTATTGTAGACCCATCAATCGTTGGTTCAACAACACTTGTTGCTAAGATTTTGGGTTCTATTTCTTCCGTAAACGTTGACAGTAGAAAACGTGGTCAGTTATACACTGGTCGTTCACCAACGTATTCAGGCGACCCAGTTGTTTTCTATGGTGGTCTACGAGATGACACAGAGAATCCAATCGGTGCTGAAGCATTTGTTTTAGAGACAACACTCGGTTCTCTCCGTGATATTACTTTGCTTGACGGCTCATATGGTTATAGAGAAGACCCAAACACATACATTCAAATTAGAGGTGGTGGTGGAACTGGTGCTATTGCTAACGTATCGTCAGTTGATCCAGCGGGTTTAATTAACGTAGCATTTATTCCAAAAGATTATCTAAGTAATGCTGTAAGAAATACCAAAATTGGTGCAAACAATTATGCTTTCTTCCCAGCAAATACATCTGCAAATTCAGTTTGTACCTTAGCAAATGCTTTCACGTTCACATCATTCTCAACTTATCCAATCGCATCTGTTGTTCTAAACAACGGTGGCGGTGGCTACAGATCATTACCTACAGTAACCGCACAGAGTTTGTATGACACATCTGACTTCGAGCCAATAGAAAGTCTGAAGGTCAAGGGTCAACTTGGTGCTTTGGGTATTCTGGGTCCAATTCAAATCGTTACGCAAGGTACAGGTTATGCCAACGGTGACATCATCACGTTTACAAATGGTGCTGGTGGTGCAGGTGCGAATGCGAACGTAGGAGTTAATGCTACTGGCTCAATCATCTCAGCCACATACAACTTTGCAAATACAACCTCTCAAATAAGATATCCTAGAGGCGGTTTAGGGTACAGATATGATGCATTACCAACACTTAATGTTGAGAGTTCT